AGGCCCTCCCGCATATCCTCCGAATAGCGAGTGAGGGCGTCGAACATGCGTCCGACCTGGTTCGTCGGCCACTGAACCACCACGTCGTCGCCGTAGTCGGCGGCCCACGCGTCGCATTGAGTCTCCCAATGCCGAGGATCAACGTACATGCGCTGAACGTTGTAGCGGGCGAAAACGTCGGCGACGCACGCGTTCACCTCGCCCCGAGGGATGCGTCCGTCCGTCCACTCCGCAGGATTCCAGTAGGACGGGCGATCGTCCGGCCCGTACGGGATGTTGAAACGGTAGCCGTCCGCCGTCTCCGCACGGAGCGCCGTCCAGTCACCGGACCGGGACCCGTCGAAGCCGAGGCAGATCTCGGTGCCCTCCGGCGGAAGCTCCCGCTCGGCGTCCGTGCGCTGATCGTACAGCTCCTCAGGCATGAAAGCGCCCAAGCTCTGGACTAGCATGTTCCCGAAAAACCGCTTTGCCTGAGCCGGGTCACTCTGCAAAAGCTCCGCCGACTCCGCCTCCACGTCGTCAAGCCCAACCCACGGCGAGCCCTCATAGACATATTCAAGGATCTTCCGCCGATCCGCCTTGTGGTCAAAATTCCACTTCGACGGCGGCTTCCTATAGAACCTGAAAATATCCTTCGACCGAGACGCGAACGTCTGCTGCGCCGAAGAATTATCCATCGGGTCCCACGGGTTCGTGATCTCCAGCCCGCGACCACCCATGCCCGCAAGACCGCGCCGCATGGTGTCCCAAACCTTCTTCAGCTTCCCCGTGTAAATACCGGACTCGTCGGCAATCGCGAAATGAATAGGATTACCAAGCTTCGAATTCGGAGCCGAAGTGATCGGATCAATCCGCCCATTGTTAGGAAGCCGAATGAAACCCTCACGGACCTTCATCTGCTCCTGCAACGGACCGCGCCGAACCATCTCCTGCAACGGACGGTAAATGTTATCCGTCTGATCCTCCGACGTCGCAAGCAACTGTATATTGCTCATAGGACGAGGAATCCCCATCGGATCCCCAGGCTCGTACACGAACTCGAAACCGCACGAGCATCCATGATCGGCGCAGCGGTAAACCTCGCCTCCCGAAGCCCAGCCAGCGAAAACGCACGGGCCAACCGCCTCAAAGCACGCCAGAGACGCCCCCCAAGGCGACTTACCGGCCTTCTGAGGCCCAACCACCAGCGCCCGCCGGTAATGGAACATCGACGCGCCAGCCGGACGCTGAGGATTGAAAACCGCGCCCTTCTTCGCCCGGTAAAACGACGTCGTGCACCACAGCTGCCAGCCGTCGTGCACGAAAGGCTCGCCCATCGACCAGCCGTCAGCGACAATGCAGTGCGCCTCGATCCAATCGGCCGCGAGGAAGCCAAGCGTCGGAAAATCCACCACCCAAGACGGCTCACCCATTGCTCACCAACCGCATCCGCGCACGCGAAGACGTCGAAGGCCTAGCCTCCTCACGCTTCGCCTCGCGCTTATCCTCGTCGACGTCGCCGATCGTCCACCCATTCTCCCGCATCCCAGCAGGAGTCAGCCCTAGCTGATCACGGAAACGATGCAACTGCCCGATAAGCGCCGCCGACGACGACGGCGAGCTGTGCACGGAAGCCTCCACCATACACATCTCGGCAATGATCGTGTGCCGCCAAGGCTCGGCGGACCAAGCGCAAGCCTGCGGCGATTTCCAGTGCGTCTTCCACAGCGCAACCGCCCGGTCATACAGGACGGAACCGATCGTGACGCCATCACAATCCACCGGGGCAGGGATAGGGAACTTCGGAGCCTTGCCCTTGTAGCCCTCACGAGGAAGAACACCAAGCTTGATGCCTCGCCGTTCCGAACGCTCCGACGTCGGATCCAACGGCGGGCCGGACCTGTTTCTCGCTCCGCCACGTGGCATCTTGCTCACCCCCTCGATTGAATGTGAAACTACAACCTTTTGAACCCTCCGCGCTCTTTTTTCACCTCACCGGCGGTGTGGCTTGGTGTGGTTTGGGGGCCTCCCCCTGGGTTTTTTCGTGTTGTGTGTGTTTGTTTTTTTGTTTGTTGTGTGTGTTTTGTTTGTTTTTATTTTTTATTTTTTGTTTTTGCGCCTTTTGTTCCGCCTTTTGAGCGGTTGCATGTGGCGTGTGCTGGCCCTAGGTACCCGCCCCTAGTGTCGGTGTGGTCTAGGTCCCATGATTGTTGTGGTGTTATTGGTTGGTTGCATACGTTGCATGTCATGCTGCCTTGTTGTTGCAAGTGTGCTTGCCATTGTCTTCTTAGCGCTCTGTGTCTTGCGTCATAGCCGCGCTGTGTGGGTGTGCCGCGCCGTGCCTCGTACTCTGCCTGGTGTTGTGTGCAGTAGCGTTGGTTGTTGTTGATTAGTCTTGGGCATTTGCTTGCTGGGCAGCGTCGCATGCTCATGGGGTGGTGTGGCTCCCCTCTGCGCCGGTGTGGGGTGTGGGTGGGTACCGCAGTCCGGGGACCGGGTTATGGGATTGTGGTGTGTGTCCCCGACTGCGGAGTCTAGGTATGACTGTACCCGCCGGGTGTGGAGGTCGCCTGGCGGGTACAGTTGTTCGGTTAAAGTGTCTCACACTATGACGTTGTTAGTCAAGCTGCGGCTGGTGTGTCTTTCCGTAAGAGTGCAGAGCATTCTTTGAGGTTGATCTTCCCTTGCTTCACCTTGATCTTTCCTCTGTTGACCCATACGGCGATGCGGTGTGGGGTGGTGTTGAGGATGGTGCATGCGTCGGCTTTGCTGACCCATGCGTCTTGTTCTGCGAGCATGGCTCGCTGCGTGTCGAGCAGCCCGTCGTGTTCGGTGGTGATGAGCCAGGCTCGGTCGCATCGGGTGCAGGTCCACACGTCGGGTAGTCCGTCGTCGTCGGGTTGGCGGGTTAGGGCGCGGTTGCAGTAGGGGCAGTGGCGGTCGCCGACGTCGGCGGACCATCCGGTGATTTTGGCTAGGCGTGCGTGCACGTCGCGGATGGTTTGCTCGGCGACGTCGTAGCCGGGCCATTGTTTCTTGGCCCAGTCGATGCGGGATGCGAGGTAGACGGATGCGGGGCCTTTCGGTTTTTCCCCTTTGGTGACGGCCCATTCGACGGCGAGGTCGTCTAGCGGGGTGAGGATTCCTCGCGTCTGGATTGCCTGGTGGACGATGGATCCTACCGGGTCGGGGGTCCCGTCGCTTCCATTGCCGTGTCCTCCGCCGCTGTTGATTGGGATGGCGTGGAGGTCGAGGATTGAGGTTAAGGCGTCGGGGAGGGCGCGTTCCATTTGGGTGATTTGTTGGAGGAGTTCTCGGGTTGGTGTGGGGTTTTCCATGTGTGTGGGTCTTTCAGGTGGTGGTGGTGGGCGACGGGATAGTCGCCTCGATCGTTGGTGCGTTGCGTGATGGTGGGGGCGCACCTGCATTCTTGTTTGCTGTGCAGGTGCGCCTCCCCGACTGGTACGAGATGGATCATGCCGGTCTGTTTAGTCTTCGTCCTCGCGTGCGGTGCGGAGGTAGGCGTGGGCGAGTCCTTCGCATGCGTATACGGAGCCGCCTCTGGCGGCTACGAGGTCGTTGTAGGATTCGCCGTCGGCGTCGAGCCATTCGGCATCGACTAGGAAGACGTAGGATGCGGCCTGGCAACCTGGGTTCCGGTGTTTTGCTATCCGGTCGGCGAAGGCTTTCATTTCTTCGCCGTCTGGTTCTTCTATGTCGAAGTTGGGTATTTGCGCTGTCATTTGTTTCCTTTCTCGTAGACAACGCCGTCGCAGTAGCGGGTGTCTCTTATTTCTTTATGTATGGTGCAGTCGCGGGTCACGTCCTTGTCTGGGGTGTCGCAGAGGACGATCCCTACTCCGAACGCGTAGACGAGGTATGCCCAGATGAAGAAGGGGGTGGAGTCCCCGTTGGTTTCGTCGTGGGTTGCTGCGGCGAGGAGGATGGCGACGTCGACGTCTCCGCGCGTATCAAGATCACGTTGGAGTGAAGCGATGAGGGTTGATAGTTTCATTTGGAGCGTTCCTCCCAGTGGACTTGTGGGTGGTCTTCTAGCCAGTCGTATATTTTGGCTTGGAGGTGGTCGATTGTCGGTTCTTCGTCGGTGGAGAATAGTTTGATGAGGTCGTCGGCGGGTACGGCGAGTACGGGAGTTACTTCGTAGAAGTTGTCTTGGTCGTCTTCGCCGAGTATGCCGTCGTCGAAGACGTCACGAGTGGAGGGGACGCGGAGGGTTCGGTTCTTGGTGGCGATGGCGACGCCTTTCACGTCGCGTAGGAATCCGCCTTCTTTTCCTTCGGCCCAATAGAGCCCGCCGATTTTGGCCTTCTGCCAGTTTTCGACGGCTTGGGCGTTGTCTCGGAGGTAGTCAACGCTTGTGATGAGTTCTGCCCAGGTGTAGTAGGGGGTTTCCCTTTCTGTTGGGGCAACAAGTTCCCATACGCGGTATCCGTTTTTTGCGGATATGTGTCCCGCTTCTAGTTTGACGTATTTTCTTCCATCTTGGTCCCATAGTGGCCCGTCGGGTTCTTGTGGGATGTTGGCTTGGTATTTCATTGTTGTTTTCCTTTCTTTGCTGCCTGGTAGCAGTCGTAGTGGTAGATTAATTGTCCCATACATGATTGGGTCCATGTGAGTGTGACGGGCTGTCCGCAGCCTGCACATTTGGTGCAGGCTGGGCAGTCCCATATGGGAGGTATTACGGTTTCCACCGGTAGTCCCTTTGGAGTTCGGCTATTGCTTCGATTGCGCTTGCGTCGTCGACGAAGTCATAGACGGTGCCTGGCCCTGTTGCTGGCAGGTCGATATCGAGCAGGCGGTGGACCAACTGCTCGTATTCGTCGACGATTTCGAGGGTGCGCCTAGCGCATGCGAGAGCTCGATCGTGCTCGGGGCTGATTGCCCGTAGACTCTCCCCGTATGCGACGGCGCGGCGGAGCTCGGCGCGCACCTCGGTTACCGTGATCATTACTTCTCGGTTCCTTTCAGGTGGAGTCGGAGGGGCTCTTCCTCGCCGCAGTCGAGGCAGCGGATGAGCGTTTCCTTGTGGGCTGGGATTGCGCCGTGACCGGATACTGCGGCGTCGGGGAAGTCGGAGATGATTTTGTCGACGGTGACGCAATTACGGGTATCGCAGGCAATGCACCGTGCTTCGGGTAGTGGTGTGGCGACGTCGCCGTTCGCGAGCGTGATGTTCGCTAGTTTCATTTCCCAGTTCCTTCTTTCGTTTTGGTAGTGGTTAGGGGCGTGTCAGGTCGCGTTGAATCGCGGCGATGGTCGCGAAGCCTTCTTTTACATTGTCGAAGGTCCAGGCGTAGCCCGGCGATGGTAGTTGAATGTCGAGGACGCGACGGGCGAGCTCTTCGTATTCCTTGTTCCCGTACTCGTGGAGGGAAACGACGATCGCTTCACCTCGCTTGTAGATTTTCCCGGATGCGGAGGTGAGGCTTTCCCCGTCGACGGAGGTGAATAGACCTTTGACACGGAGGGGGTCGTTCCCGTCGTCGAGGATGTCGATCTCGGCGAAGTAGGCGCGGTTGGCGTCTACGTCCTTCCACGTGGACTCATGGGGCGGGGCGTCGTAGAGCGTGCCTTCCGATTTGAGGAGGTTTCTCCACCGTGTAGGGCACATGTCGTCGGGGCCTACTAGCCGCCAGAAGCCGTCGAACCAGCGTTCCCATTCGCGGCCGCGCCCGTCCCAGAGGCGACCTTCGGGTTCGTCGGGGAGGATCATCGCATATTCCATTGTAGTTTTCCTTTCGTGTTGGATTAGTTGTCGGTGGCGGAGGTGGGGAGTTTGGCTCGTGCGGATTTCAGTCGCTCTGCCACCCGGGCTTTTTGCTCCTCGGTGAGTTTGACGGAGCGTTTCGCGCCTCCGGTCGGGGTCCATCGGTTGCGGGGGATGGTGAAGACGCCGTGGGCGTCGGTTCCGCCGGGCTTTTCGGTGAAGCGGTGGTCGCGGCGGAGTTTGCCGAGGTAGCCGCGCTGCCAGGTTTCGATGGTGACGAGTTCGTCGCCGTCGCTGGTGGTGATCACGGTCTCGCGCTCGTAGGGGCCGCTTGCGGTGTACTCGTCGCCGCTCACGTCCACGCTACGGGTATCTTCGTTTTGCTCAGCTGTGGGTTTCGAGGTGGATGTGGTCATTCTGGTCTCCTAGCTTGGGTTGGAAAAGTTTTGTCTCGGGAGCAACGTCTGACGCTTAGAACGGGGCTCGGGATTGGTCGTAGCCGCGGGGGCTGGGTTGTCCCCATTCGCCGGGCAACGCCTGTGCGGCGTTCTGAGGGGCGTTCCCGGCGCTGTTGGCACCGGGGTACCCTCCGGCCCTGTTCGTGGCTGAGAACGGCTCCTGCGAAGCCTGAGGGGCGTTTCCGGGGCGGGGGACGATGCCGAGGAACTTCGCTCGGCGGAGGGCGAGGGTTTCCCGGCGCTGCCCGTCGGTGCCCTGCCAGGCGTCGAGGGCGAGGGTTCCGGCGAGGGTGATCCGGTCGCCTCGGCGCACGGCGTCGGCGACGGTCTCGGCGTCGCGCTCCCAGAAGTCGGCTCGGAGCCACAGGGGCTCGCCGTCGTCGTCCCAGTCCCCGGCGGGGGTTTGTTTGCGGGGGGTTGCGGCGACGCTGAGGGTGCATACGGCTTTGCCGGTCTGCGTGTACCGGATTTCGGGGTCTTGCCCGACGTTGCCGGTGACGGTTACGGTTGCGGTCATTTCTTGTTCTCCTTCGTGAGGTTGGTGCCTAGCTGGGCTAGGCGGGTGGTGATTCCGGCGGGTGCCGGGGCGGTTTGAAGTTGGGGGGCGGCTGCTGGGAGCCCGGCGGTTTTGCGTGCGGTGGTGGTGGCTTGGTCGCGGTTTCCGGTGGTGGCGGCGGCGCGGGTCCAGGCTTGCCGGTAGGCGAGCTCGGCCCTGACGTTGCCGCCGAGCTCGGGCGGGATCTCGGGGCCGTGGGAGCCCTTGAGGGCGGCTTTGAGGTTGCGGCGTTGCCAGGTGGCGACGGCGGTCCACAGCTGGCGGGGCCGGATGAAGCCTTGCTCGGCGTCGACGCTGAGCTGGAGGACGGCGGCGGCGACTGCCCGGAAGGTCCATGGGGCCTCGTGGTGCTCGTGGACCCAGAGCTTGAGCGAGTCCAGCCAGTCCTCGTGCATGCCGGGCCGGTAGACGAGAAGCCCGAGGTTTTCGGCTTTCGTGAGGATCACGCTCATGCCCTCGGCGTCGATCGGCGCGGTCGGGGCGATTCCGGCGGCGGCGGCTTGCGTGCAGATGCGATCGAGGATGCTCATGCGGCGTCGCCTCCTGCGGGGCCGAGTAGCAGCTGGGTGGGGGCGGTTGCTTCGCGGGCGAGGCGTTCGGCACGGGAGCGCTGGAAGTCTGCGAGGGCGGCGCGTTGCCCTCGGGACATGAGCGCTGTTGTCCCGTCGGCGCGACGGCGGGGGGCTTCCATGGCGAGGCGGAGCTGGTCGTAGCGCTGGCGCAGCTTGGGCAGGGCGAGCACGTTTTTGCGCCAGAAGTCATCCTCGACGAGCCATTCGCAGAGGGCCTGGATCTCGGGGACGGTGCGTCCGTCGCGGTCGAGCATGAGCCTCGCGGCTTCCCGCCAGGTCTTGGTGACGCGTCCGCGTTTGACGCCTCGGGCGGTGAGGGATGCCTGGAAGGCGTCGATCACGGCGTCGACGTCGGGGCGTGGTTCGGGCTCGGGATCGGGTGTGGGCGTCTCGGCTGGTTTCGGCTCCGAAGGCGAATCTTGAACGTTTAACGTAGTAGATACGTCAGTATCTACTACATATATATTCTTATTCTTATTCTTACCATTGCAGTTTGCATTGCTGTTTGCATTGCAGTCTGCATCGGAGTTTTTTTGAGACCATCTGCTTTCGGCCTTTTTTCTGCCTCGTTCGGAGGCTTCTTTCCGGGCTTTCGCGGATGTCTGATAGTCGAGATAGTCGTGTACTTGCGCCAGTCCGCCGGGAAGGTTCTCCCAGAGTCCGCTATGGAATAGTGCGTCTACGGATTCCTCGTATACACACCTTCCTATGCCTTTGACTGCCGCGACCAGAAATGTGCCGTCAGTCATATTTTGGGCGCTGTAGAGGATGCTCACCAAATGCAGGTGCATTGCATTCTGCAATGCAAGTTGCATTGCTGTTTGCATTTCGGCTTTGGTCGCGCCGGGCATGGCGGACTGGAAAGCTTCTCTCAGGTAGGCGTCCACGGCGAACCATTTGGGAGACTGAGCCCACAGCACGTCGATCTTCGCGTAAGGCCTAGTCACTTGTACTCCTCCGTTCCGATGCGTGCGAGGTAGGCGCACATGATCCGGGCGTCCCGGACCGTGAGATCCGGGGATGGGTGCTGAAGAGCGTCGTAGAAGTCCTCCTCTACGTGCGCGTTCTCGAAGTCGTCCCAGGAGAAGTAGTAGTCCTGGTTGCGACGCCAGTAGAGGGCGAGGGCCTCCTCGCATTCCGGGCAGGTTTTGTCCTCCCAGAGGGTTCCGGCGTCGACGGTCTTCTGCACTAGATACTCCACTCCTTTCGAAATGGTAGTCCCACAGAGAGAGCACCGTACCTTCCCTCTCGACTTGCGTCGCCAAGAATCAAGAATCGTCATGGTTGGTCTCCCGTTCTTTGTCGTCTTTTGCGGCGCGGCGGCGGCGGAGGAAGTCGGCGCAGCGGATCCCCGAATAGTTCGGTTCGCCTTTCCAGTTCTCCGCGTACCGCTCCATCGTCTCCACGTCGGGCATCGGGACGTCGTATCCCTGCATTTCTAGGGCGAGGGTGCGGCAGTAGATGCAGAACGTGCCGTCGGCGTCCTCCATGCACATGTCGTCCCGAATCCCGCAGTAGTCGCATTTAGGCATGGTTTCTATCTCCTGTGAGTAGGGCGGCGAGGTCGCCGAGCCGCATGGTCACGTATTGTTCTTCCGGCGCGGCCTTGCCGCGGCGTTTGTGAACGACGATCCCCGCCAAGGCGTCGTCGTTTCCCCGCTCGGTCTCAGCTTCGGCGAGCCAGCGGGAGAGCTCGATCCTGGTGGTGTTTTTGCATTCGAAGACGAGGCGTCCGCCCATGTGTTGGGCTCCGCCAATATCGCCGCGGTCTTTCGCCCCGTGGCGGGGACGCCGGTCGATCCGGTCGTCCCCTAGGGCGTCACGTAGATAGTCCGCGACAAGACGCTCGAAGCTGGAGCCTGCCTTCTTAGCGGACTGGCGATTTCGAGACATGGCGCGGGACTCCTTTCTTGTTTTCGAGCGGGCGTTTGAGCACAAAGCGGTGTGCAAGTGGGATGAAGACTGCGCCGCAATGGGGGCAGCTGTACCTGGTTTTCCCGCCTGGTTTGTTGTACCCGAGGTAGAATCTTCGTCCGCAGAACGCGCACGCGATCGTCCTGGTAGATACCCATCGGTAATCCACGAATTCGCCCGTGTATGGGTCTTCCACGTATAGGCATTCGGGCGGCAGAATTGGGTCGTAGGATTGCAGCTCGAACTTGACGGGCGGCAACTTACGCTTCCGAATTGAGACAGAGGATCGCATCATTCACCTTCCTTAACTGCTTCCGCGATTTCGGCGAGGATGCGGATAGCGTAGGTTGCTTGCTGTGGGACTACGCCGTTGCCCAAGGTTTGGAGCTGTTCGCGGCGGGATAGTCCGAGTTCCGGGGCGGTCACCCATTCTTCGGGGAGGCCCATCATCCACTCGACGAAGCTCGTGGAAAGCCGGCCGTTGTCGTCGGTGAGGTACGGCGCTTCACGAAACGCTTTCTCCCAACGTACGATCCCGCGAATGTACGGGATAATCCCAGGTCTGCCGCCGTGCACAATGTCATAGAAGGAGCCGCTTCCAGAGAACCCGGGCGATTTGCGTCCGTCCATCTGTGAGGACGTCGGCGTCGGCAGGAGCCTTAGCTCTTTTCCACTACGTCCGCTAGATTCGGTGAGTGTCCTCCCGCGCGACGTTTTTGAGGGCATTGGCTGCCACCGTTGGTACCAAGGTTCGCGGTGGGAGTCGGAAGCGGCGAGGAAGAGCCTTGCTCTCCGGTGTGGGGCTCCGACGTCGCTAGCGCGTACAATCGTCCACCACGCATCGTACCCATGGGAGGCAAGGTCTCCGAGTACACGTCCGAGAGCCCGGAGAGCAGGTCCACAGCCGTGGACTCCCAAATGTCCCTCGCTGGATTCCAGAAGGCTAAAAGCCGACGCCGATAGCGCCCCATAGACGTTCTCCCAAACAATTAGATGTGGACGTAGGATGTTTATTGCGCCGAGCATTGATTCCCACAGGCCGGACCTGGTTCCGGGGTGCATGCCGGCGCGGCGTCCTGCTAGGGAAAGGTCTTGGCAGGGGGAGCCGCCGACGAGGACGTCGACGGGTTCGATTTCGCACCAGTTGATTTGGGTGATGTCGCCGAGGTTGGGCGCGTCTGGTTCCCTGACTGGTAGGACTTTTCTCGGGCCGGGGGCGACGTCGGAGCACCAGAGGACTTTTGATTCCTCGTTGAGGGCTTCTGCTACTCCGATGTCGAGTCCTCCGTAACCTGTGAAGAGGGACCCGATCGTGTAACTCATTTCGTCTCCTTTCCGCATTTGCTGCACTCGGAAATTTTGGGGATGTACATCTTCACCACTTCCATGTCCACGTGTCGGCGTCCTCGGCGGGGATGCCGAGGGATGCGGCCCACGAGGCTTCGAGGCGTGCACCGTGCGATTCTGTCCAGCCGTCGAGTTGGGCTATCGCGTCGACGTCGGCGATCTGCCTCATCGCGGCACGCATGTAGGTGATCCAGTCTGCGTCGGGTCCGAACTCTGCCCGGGCGGGGTTAACGACGTCGTACCCGCAGTCGCGAAGCTTTTCTTCAGCCTTATAGAACGCTTCCCGGTTGTGGTCGGGTAGCCCGGTCATAGGGCCGGATAGGTAGAGTTTCATTGGCTTTCCCATTTGTTTTCCTTTCAGATCCCGATCGGCAGGGGGACGTCGATCGGTTTGGAGATGCGGTCGAGTATGAGCGGGAGGTATTGTTCCTCGCGTTCGATTGCGATGCAGCGCATGCCCTCAGCGATGCACGCCTCGATGGTGGTGCCGGACCCGGCGAAGGGCTCGAGGATGGTCGCTCCTTGTGGGGCGACCAAGCGGACGAGCCAGCGCATGAGGTCCAGTGGTTTCACGGTTGGGTGTTGGACTCCGCCGACTTTCGGGCGCTCGGCGCTGGAGGCTTTCGCCTCGTACCGGAATGCCGGGAAAAACCGGGATGCCCCGCCAGAGTCTTCGTAGCCAAGTTCGACGTCGCCGCCGGTGGAGCCGGATCCGTACCCGATCCCCCTGCGGCGAAGGGTGTGGGGTTTTGCGTCGGAGAGGTCGCCGGTTTGCGCGTCGAGCTCGTCGGCGGCCGCGACGTCGAGGGCGACGTTCGTAGGCCACCTGCCGTCCGGGTGTGCGTGCGAGTCGGTGTGCCCGTATTCTCCGTACACGGCGGCTTCGACCTTGTGCTTGCCGAAGCCTCCCATCCCGTCGATTGCTGCGGCGTCGGCGTCGGACATTGCTACGCGTGTAGCGTCGATGTTGAGCGCGCCGACGCCGTTGGCGAGGACGTTATCGGCGACCGAGCCTGTAATGGGCTTGCGGGCGACCACGCACGGCTCGAAAGCAGGCTTGAGTGCGGTTCCCCAGCCAGCCCACGTCCGCTCCGCCTCGCGTTCTTTCTTGCCGACGGCTTTTCCGACGTCGAGGCTCTTCGGGAATCCCTGCCCGAAAAGCCAGGCGATCGTGTCCCTCACCTCGAAACCCGCGAGCTCGATCCCCATGCCGAGCTGGTGGTAGCAGCGCGGGGAGCCGAAAGCGAGTAGGTGACCGCCCGGCTTGAGCAGTCGGTAGCACTCGGACGCCCATTCCTTAGACCAGTTCATGAACGCCAAGGAGGCTTTCAGGGAGCGGTTATACCGTCCGGCTTCGGCGGCGAGGGAACGATATCCGCCGTTGGGGCCGCCTACCCCGGCGGGCATCGGAGAGGTCGCCTTGCCGCGCTCCTGCCGCTTCACGATATCCGCGCCGTCCCATGACTCGCCCATGAAACGGATCCCGTATGGCGGGTCAGTCACCACGGCGTCGACGCTGCCGTCGGGCAGCTCGCGCATGACGTCGATGCAGTCGCCGTGGTAGACGGCGGCGAGATCTTCGCTGTAGTAGGGTTTCATGCGGCTAGATCCTCCCTTTCGACGCGGCGGCGGTCGAGGCGTTCCTGCGGGGTCTCCCCCGCGAAGATCCCTTGAATGAAACTCACATCCGGGATATTCGTCTCGATACGATCCGTGTATTTACGGCATTCTTCGAAGACGGGGCATTCGGCGCAGACCCGCCGTGCGGGCGTGGCTGACTTGCCCTTCTCTGGGAAAAAGAGGTAGGTGCCGATCTGGCGGCAGAGTGCGCCTTCCTGCCAGTCTTCGACGGGCGGGATGAGGTCGAGGAGTGTGGTCATTTGCCGGTCACCTCCCCTGTTTTGGGGTTGACGCCGGTGAGGTCGGCGGCGGTCACGGTCTGCGTGCGGGGGAATGCCTCGTCGACGCGGACCTCGCCCTCGCGGATCGAGTTGTAGACGATCGCCATATCGGCGATATCCTTCTGTGTCCATTCCGAGGACGGCGCGCCGATCTTGTCTTCGAGTCGCTTTTTGGATACGCCGAGCTCTTCGAAGGCGGCGATCATTCCGGCGCGGCGTTCGGCGACGGTTTTCTCGCTTCCGCCTTTCTGCTGTGTCTCATGGCATTTCGCCATGGACTGCTCGGTGAAGCTCTTCGGGAGGACGTCGAAGATCATCTCACGGAGGCGGCGTGCGCCCATACTAGTATTGTTCTCCTGGATCGCCGTAGTGGATTTCAGCGTCTCGGCTTTGTCGCCGGGGCGGCGGTGTTCCACGATGAATGTGGACTCCGAGCGGATATTGCTTTCGAGGTCCCAGGCGAAGGCGATCATCTCTGACTGCCCAGCGTCGCGGCGGAGTTCTTTCAGCCCGAAGGTGATGTTTCCCCAGGCTCGAGCGAGTTGCTTGGCGAGGTGGACGGTCGGGCCGGTGACCGCGCCGCCCTTCCGGTTGATGCTGAAAAATGCGCGCTCGGCGAGCTCAATTTTCGAGCACTCCTCCAATGCGCGGGCGAGGGCGGCGGCTTCGTCGCGGGGGAAGGCACGGGCCATCTGCGCGGCGGCTTGGACGTCGGCGATCGCGCGGGTCTGCTCGATCGTGGTGGCCTGCGAGGTGGCGCGGGCGACCGGCGAGACTGAAACGGCGGGGACGATAGGGTTATTCATTGTCGATGTATTCCTCGGTGAGGGTCTTTTCTGACCAGGCGGGTAGGGGGACGACGGTCGGCTCGGGCGTGTAGCCGGGCCAGTCGTCGGTCTCGGTGCAGCGCCTCCAGGTGAGGCGTGCTTTGCGGTTCATTGCGTCGGCGAGCTCGATCGCGGTCTGGTCCACGACGTAGACGCCGACGAGATAGGGGGGAATCTTTTCCTGCGCGATGAAAACGAAGGCCGGGTCGCGCCCGGTGAAATGCTTCACAGCGTCCATGTACCAAGCTTGCTGGCAGTGGTACCAAAAATTCCCGAGCGACTTCGCGAATCCGGCGGGGCTGGCGTCCACGGTCGTTTTGTAGTCGATCAGGAGTGACCAGTCCGCCGTGGCGAGGTCTGGGCGCGCCCGGCAGGGGACGCCGGTGGCGGCGTCCTGCCAGAACAGGCTTGCTTCCCGAACAAGGTCGGTGCGCGTGATCAGCTGTCCGACCACGGGATGGTCAAGGCACGCGAGATGCATGTCCGCGACCTGCTCCCATTCCTTCGGCAGCAGTGGGGTAATCCCCGCATCGATGAGCGAGTCGCGCTCCGCGCGGGCGTCCTTCGACCGGTACGAATCCCATTCCAGTCGTTGGACATCCGCCCCGGCGGAGAGAATCGCCGTGTGGGCAGCGTGCCCGAGGTTGAACACCGGATTGTAGGCACCCGGATTGTCCTGCTGGTGACGGAAGAGCGCCGGGGACTTGAGGATCGACCGTGCTCCCGAGGAGGAGAGCGTGGTCTTGTCCGCGTGGTACACGCGGTCTGCCATATTCTCGACGACGCCTTCCACGCCGCTCAGTGCGTGTGCGGTCACAGGACAACCCTCCCCTCGACGGGGAGCTTTTCGAGGAGCGGCTTCCCCCACAGGTCCGGCGCGGAAATCCTGCACGGGACAGTGACTTCCACACGACGATGCGCGTGATTAATGAAGGACTTCACCTTGAGTGCCACGGGGGAGAGCCCCCGGGAGGTGGCGTCGACGATCGCGCGCCGCTTCGCCTCGCCGATCAGATCGGCGGATTCCCGCGTCTCGTCCTCGATCGGGAAATACATTTTGAAAACGTCGCCTCTGCTCACGCCGCGTCGCCGCCTTGGTCGTCCCAGATCGCGTCGCCGATCTGGTGGTACAGCTCTTCGGCGTCGCGCCAACCGATCTGCTGGTAGCAGCCGGGAAGCCACGTGAGCAGAATCCCGTCTGGCGCGTCGCATTCGGCTTCGGGGACGCCGCCGACGGCGGAGAGAACCGAGACGGCGAGCCGCACCGCCTCCCGCTTGGTGACCGGGAAAACGTCGGCTCCGAACCGGAACGCAACCTTCCCGTCAGCCGTTGTCTGCACGGATGTAATCATTTTCAGTTTTCCTTTCCGAGGATGGCGGCTGTCGCGCCGCCGATGACGATGGGGGTGAGGACGGACGCGGCCGCGAGGGCGAGCCCGAGCAGCCCGCCCTGCTCGGCGGCTGCGGTGATCAGCACGGCGAACGACGTCGCCGCCGCTACTCCGGCGAGGGGGTAGAGGATGATTTTCATGCGGCTACCTGCCTTCCGCGCTCGGCGGCGTCCCACACGAGCATCGACGTCGACGCGGAGCCGACGCGGCCCAGCGGGTGTGTAGCCTCGTCGGCGTCCGGTCCGAGCATGTGCCAATACCCCTCAGGCCCGAACCACTTCTCGGCGATCTTCCGGGCGTGCGCCTCCGAGGAAGCCCAGATCTCGACCCAACCGTCCGGGGAGACCGTGTACGGCATCCGCGCCGTCGGCGGCTCGAAAGCAATCCTGAATCGCTCCACGGTCACACCTCCTCGACGGTCTCGAGGATGGAAACCTGCCCGCCGGGGAAGCGGGAAAGGTCAACCTTGTCTGCGCGGTGCAGGTTGCACCAGCGGTCCCCATAGACCGCGAAAGCAGTCTTCCGCGCCTCCTCTGCGTTGTCGGCGACGATCACGGCGTAGGACCTGTAGTCCTCAAAGCCGAAAAACTCGGCGTGGTCCGGCCCGAAGGTGATGACGTATTCGTTCATTTCGTTTTCCTTATGCGTCTTGGAAGCTGGCTCGCCATTCGGCGGCCTGCTCTGTGGTGATGTAAATGCGCCCGTTCCCGGCCCGCTTGGCTGAGAGGGGAGGGTAGGACTCCGAGTCGCCCGAGATGCACTTGCGCACCGTCGACTCCGAAAGCCCGTGGAGTTTCGCGAATTCCGCGACCGTCATGAGAAGCGGCGCGGCAGGTTGCGTGGTCATTTTCCTTCGAGGTCCTTTCCTTCGAGCCACGCCTTCTCGGCGTCGGAGAGCCCCTGCGGGTCCCCAGGTTTGCGGATCCGATTCACGGCTCGGTTGAGCGTCCCGGATTTCGCGGTGACCCACACCTGTGTGCCGTCGAGGTATACGCTCGGGTCGAATCCTTTTCCGTAGGCGGATTCGAGGCGTTCGAGAATCACTTCTTCGACGTCGCGGATCAGCGCCCACAAGATTGGGTCTGCTTTTTTGTGGTCTCCCGTGTGGAGGAGAGCGGCTTGGAGCTCGCTCGTGACGTGAGCGAGTAGGTACATGAGGGCGTCGTCGGGGCGCATTAGGACGCCACCCCCTCGATCTCCGCGTCGTCGTCGATCAGGCCCCAGCGGCGGGCCGCGCGGGCGATAGCCGCCGCCCCAACCGGGGTGACCTTGAGCGTGTGGTCAACTTCGTCGCCGAATTTCGGGGCCTCATGCGCCGGGATCGGGACAAAATAGTTGGTCTTGTCGGCGTACGCCGAGTAGCGGCGGCGGAGCCGGTAGATGCCGTCCTCGTTCGGGCCGTACGTCCGCTTTTCGACGTAGATCCAGCCATGCTCGAGGAGAGCCTGGCGGAGGATTGATTCGCGGATCCCGAGGGACTTCGCGACGTTCCGCACGGTACGGAGGTCGTCGGCGACAACGAAACAGTCGACGTACTCCGCCTTCGCGGAGAGGGCGGCGATCTGCTCGGCGCGGGCTTCGAGTGTAGCCTGCGCCTCCAGCAGGGCTTTTGCCATGAGCTCCGGCCCGGACAACTCCGGCGCGGACTGGTAGCCGCCAGTACGGCGAATCTGCGGTAACACGTCGTGCGTCACCCAACGCTGAAAGCGCCGCACGTACTCCCGCTTCCCAGCGTCGCTGACGTACCCTGCCTGACGCTGGACGATCAGCCGATACAGGCCCGGCTCGGAGATGACGGTGACCTCCTGGTCGCCGCCAAGGGTACGCACGATTTGCGCCCCCTTTTCGTCGTCTTCGAGGATCCGCGTCATGTCTGACGCTTTCCTATAGCCGAGGACTTGGGCGACGTCGGTGGCGACGAACCACGGCTCGCCGTCTACCGTGAGGGTACGAATCGTGGTACCCTCGTAGTGAAATTGGGTTATCTCATTTCCCATTTTCGTTTTCCTTTCTGCCCTCGTCGCCATCCCCGGCGGCGGGGGCGTTGTTTTTAGCCGCGAGTGCACGCTCGTTGATACGGCGTGCGATCCTGGCGGCGGACGCGCACTGGATGCGCGCGTTCTCCCGGACGAGCTCGCCCTTCACGTTGGTGAGCCGGTCCAGCTCGGCGAGGTCCGGCGCGATCTTCGCGCGAACGACGTCCATCTGGGCGTCGACTTGCCGCATACGGCGGCGGTTCTCCGCCAACAGCAGCTTCTCCTCCGGCGTCTCACGCATCCTGCTCGCCCTCCTCACGGAGTCTTTTAGCCTCCAGGAAGAGCAGGATTGCGACCTCGGCTGTGGCGCGGGCTTTCACCCGCTTTGCGGCGGCGAGGTAAATTTTCTGTCGGTCGATCAGCGCGGAAACTCCGCGCAGACCGGCTTTTACGACCCGCTTGCTCGCCCCAAGTTTGAGGGCAAGCTTCCCCGCCCTCTTAGCGTGCGCGGCGCGACGTGTGAGCCGGATGGCTTGACGCCGCTCTTCAGGCGTCAGCTCGTCCCACACGGTACCAGCGACGCTGGCGGCCTTGTCTCTGTATTTCATTCCGGTTTTCCTTTCTTGTTGGCTTGCGTGTGGTAGATGTACGCGCATTTTTCGGCGGTTTCCCGAGCTTCCCTGGACGTATAGAGTCGCCGCTCGCTCTTTTCGATGAGGGCGAAAAACTCGGCCAGGAGCCGCCAGTGAGCGGCTTGCAGGAACGCCGACGGCCCCTTGCAACCGGGCCTGAGCTGCCGAGCCGCTTTGTTGGCACGGATCCGGCGCATGAGCCTCACAGCCCGGCGGCGGTCGGCGCGGCTCATTTCGAGCCAAGCACGGCCCGCGTAAGCGGCGGCTTCTTCGCGGGCTCTCATGCGGCTTCCCCGACCTCTGTCCGGCGCATGAGATCCGATGCGGTGGTGCCGAGGATGTACGCGATCCGCACAAGCTCGGCGAGTGTTAACTCGGTGTGCTCGTGGAGCTTGCGGCTGAGGGACGCGCGGGAGATGCCCGCGCCGTCCGCCAGTTCGGCGACGGTGAGCTTTTTCCGGGCCATTTCGGCGCGGATTTCGCTCGCGATGCTCATTGAGCCTCCTTCCTGTTGTGGTGAGTGGTGGGCTCAATTGAGCCCGCCTTGCGCACAAGAGTGTATCAGATCTGATATGGGTAACGCAACCCATTGTGTATCCGACTCAGATATGATTCACTGAGGGTATGGGAACGAAGCGGCTGGAAACTTCCTCCGTCGAGGAAGATATTGTTGGACAAGTCACGCGGCGCATGAGCGCCGTCAGCATGAGCGTGCGCTCACTCGCCGACTACGCGGGGATCACACGCGGACGCCTCCGCAAGATCCTCGCCATGGAATCGCCCGTCACCATCGGCGAGTTCCAGTCAATCTGCCGGACACTCGACCTCGCGCCCGTCGACGTCCTCGAACTTGCGGAACGGCGAACCGCGTAAAACAACCGCCCTTCCCCTTCTACGCCGCGAAAACCCCAAAAAACAACCCTGAACCGCCCGAAACACGCACTTCGGGCGCAAAGAAGCCCGCCCCTCACACGCACGAGGAGCGGGCTTCAAACTTGCTGCTAGACGGCCCCGTTTCGAATGGCGTCCGCCCATTGGAGGTCAGTTTGCCTCTGGGCGTTGTACGCCTTGGAGTAGGCGTCTGCCTCCTCCCGCATCTTGTCGCCGACGGGATCGTCGTCGGCGAGATTGGTCGCGTAGGAGACGGACTGAGCGATCCGCTCGGGAGTCATCTTCACTCCACAAAGGCGCTCAGTGCAGCTAATGAGGTTCGCTGGGATCTTCTTCCGGTTCTCCATGACCGGCTCGATCCCCTCAACCCTGATCATCATCCCGAGCGTTACCATCGCCCATTGGGCGTCGTTCTTCACGTAATCCATTTTTGTTTTCCTTTCAATCAGTCTCCCGCGCGCCCGTCGCACGGGAGGATAGGCCCGGGGTCGGGGAACGATCCCGACTACGCCAACCCCGGGCGGTAGGTCACTCCGCCAACTCTGGCGTGTCCGGCGTCCACGGGGACTCGGCAGAGTCCGCCGACCACGGTGAGCGGGGGTACTTGGGCGTGACCATTGCCCAAGAGGCTTCTATCTCGCGGTAGACGCGCTGCGCCTCCGCCAGGTTTTCCTCGTAGGTGCCGGTCGCCGGGAGGTGCCCAATGCACTCCCCGTCGGCGTAGAGAAGGATATGGGTGGCTCGCTCGCCGAGCGCGGTGCCGTATGACGCCGCGAGTCCGAGCGCGTCCGCCGGGAACGATCCAAGGATCTCGCGCTCCCAGCCATCCAGGCGTTCCTGAAGATACCCGGTGAGGCGCACAGCTTCAGAAAGGGTCAGGCTATCAGCCGATGTGCGGACCTTCAGCCCGCGATCAGACTTGATCCAGACCATTTGCATCCCATAAGGACCATTGAGATCGATTTCGATCTTGGGCGTGAACCAGTCCGCCCGCGACTGGTCAACGCCTTTGGCGTCGGCGATTGTGCGGCCTACAGCTGTTTCGAGGTCGGAGATCCAGCGCTCGGCCTCGTGTGCGGCGGCTTCTGCCGCTTCCGCCGCTTTGAGTGCTTCCCAAGCCCAAGGCTTGGGGTACGGAGACTTTTCGAGGTCGCGGGGCTGCTCGCCGCGCTTGTGTAGGTGGACGAAGTTCCCGGCGCGGAGCCGGGCTTCGCGGGCGTCTAGGTCTTCCTGGCTTTCGGAGAACCAGTAGCCGCGCACCGCAGGAACGCGGCGGGGAGAGACGATGTTGAAATCTGGGATGATGATTGCGGAGTCCATTTGACTTCCTTCCTATGGGTCTTGGTGGAGGGCTTGTCCCTCCGTGTTGACATCTCTAGTCTATGGGTTCGCAACCACCACGTCAAGCCTAAAGTTGTGTAGTAGTTCACACACGCGGAGTTGAGGGGTGAAGCCTACACTACTAGACTATAGACGTCAGCGAGGGGGACGGTCCCCCACACGGACAAGAAAGGAAAACAAAAATGGAAACTACCTCAAGGGTGGCGGGAGAATGATCGAGACTGACGCCGAATGGTTCGCCGACGAGATTCGCGACGCCGTGCCCGGGGCGCAAATCACCGAGCATGTTGGGCTCTACCAAGTCTGGGTCGCGTCCCGGTACGTCAACGTCTGGGACGACGGCGCGGACAAGCTTGTGTGGGAGTTTGGCGACGGGAAGCCGTCGTCGAAAACCGACGAGGAGCGAGTCGACGAGGCCGCCGCCTACCTGAACGGCTGGCGCGACGACTACGAGCCCTACAAGTCGCTCGTCGAATTCATCGAGGCGGAAATCGACCGGCAGGGGATCGACGTCGACGCGGACCTCGCGCCGCACATCTGGCGGCGCGGCGACCAGGAACTCCACATCGACGTCGACGACCTCGCGGCGGGCGTCCACACGACCAAGATCAAATCGTCCCGGTTTTTCCCGCCGGGCGTCCGCATGGAAGTCTACCCGGGCGGTAGACAATGGGCGAGGCAATGTGTGAACTCGCTCAAGTAGAAAAAGCCCCCTCCCATATCGGGAGGGGGTTCTTTTCTATTGGAGGCCGAGCCGGGACGCGAGCCCGTCGAGCGCGGACCGGGCCATGCCGACGTCGACGTGCTGATACCCAGCGGTGGTGACGATCGATGAGTGACCGAGAATCGCTTTGATCACCTCAGGGTCCACGTGCGCCGCGAGGAGAAGCGTCGCCGTCGTGTGCCTCGCCTCGTGGAGCACGTAGTAGACCCATGGGTCCTCAGGAGTGCCGCTGCCGCCCTTGTGGACTCCGGCGGCGTCCTGGATCGCCCGCCACTCGCGTCGATCCTCCTCTGGGATGAGCGGGCGACCGTCGGGCCGGTGCCACACGAGCCCGGTCGCGTCCGCCGGGCGGATCGCCTCAAGCTGGGCGCGCATCCACGGAACGATCGGCGTCGTCCGCCAGCCCGCCCTCGATTTCGGGCGGACCAGATGCCACGCGCCGTGCAACTGCCGAGTCTCATAGCCCGCCGGGACGCGAAAAGCCCCCGCCTCCCGGTCCGTGTACTTGAGCTTTTGCAGCTGCCAGGCGACCGTGATCGTCCCGGCGTCAAGGTCTACGCACTCCCATGTGAGGCCGAGCGTTTCGCCCTGCCGCTGCCCCTGCAACAGGGCGGCGACCCATCGGGAGGCGTCCGGGCGGGCGCGCACGACGTCGAGGATTCGCATGGCGTCCTCGAACGGGATCGCGCACCGGGCGGTGACGGCGTTTTTCGGGGCGGGGGCGAGGAGCGCCCGCTGGGGCACGTCGTGTCCCTCGACGATCGCGTCGCGGAGTATTTTCGCGAGGAGCCGCTGCGCCTGCCCCTGCGACGTCGACGAGCGTCCGGCGGCGTCCATCGCGCCGGTGAGGGCGCGCATGTCCTGCGGGCCGAGCTGGGCGAGGCGGCGGCGTCCGACCGTCGGGATGATCCAGGTGCGCACGGTAGCCGCGTACGCTTTGTACGTGGACGGTTTCATGGATTTCTCGCCGCGTGCGAGCCATTCGGTGGCCCATGAGGCGACGGTGGCTCCGGCGCGCACGCCGTCGGGCGCTGCGCCTTCCTTCGCGAGCTGCTTCCGCTTGACGGTCAGCTTGTCCCAGCAGCGCTGCTTGTTTTTGTCGGTGACGGTGATGCGGCGGCGGGTGCCGCGCGCGGTCCATCCGGCTTCGAGGACGCCGACCCACCGGTCGTCGCTTGTGCGGTGGTAGAAGCTGCCCTCGCCGTGGGGCAGCTGGTATTTGGGGCGAGCCATTCCCGTGATCCTTTCTTTTAGCCATTCTTTTAGCCATTGTGGGCGTGTTCCCAGCGTACCACCACGGCTTTTCGCAATGCCAAAAGCGTCATCTTTTGGCGGTATTCTGCGGGTTTGCGCGGTTCCAGTCTATCGCATGGCGTTATCAACCCGATGTCGCTAGGGTGGTGAGCGAGTTCTCTCTCCTATCCCATCGCCTTTCGCGCACGCTCGCGGTTTGCATCTCGAACGTTTCGGCTCTTTCAATGGGTGCGAAAGGTGTCGTTTTTAGCCACTCTTTTAGCCAAATCGCACAAAACGGGTACACGATTGCGCTGGCGGTAGTGTGGGGGTAGTGCTGGGGCTTTTCACAACGACATGACGTGTGCCACTTTTTGTCGCAAAGGTTTGACGTACGTGCATCGCGCCTGTAGACTAGAGGCGTCAGCAAGGGAGAAAGCCTCCCAGCAAGACAGAAAGGACTGATCCAAATGGAAACCAAAGAACTCATCGAAGAAATCCAGGTAGCGGTTTCTCTCAAGGACTACCTTGATAGGGACACGAAAACCGAAGGGGATACGGTGGTCTCGAACCACCAACGCTTCGTGGAAGTCACAAAAGACCGCGAAGGCAACCTCCGCATCGTCCCAGGAATCGCGTGGCCTAACGACTCGTGCCACGTCACCCTCGACTACGAGGGAATGAAAATCATCCCCTCCAGTGCCGAATCCGACAACTACGATGAGGCAATCGTCGACCACTTCGTGGAGTACCTTCTCGGCTGGCAGGAAGACTTCGACTTCCCCCGAGAAATTCTTGACGATATCTACGAAAGGGTGGAAGTTGAATTCCCCGAAGCCGAGATCGAGGAAACCGAAATCTTCGCCGACGAAGACGGGTCCGCCAGGGGAATCGAAGTTGGAGGGTTCGGCGTGTCGGTCGACTTCCAGGATTTCGAAGGTGCGGGATTCTATTTCATCTCCACCTACTACCGCGAGGACGGGGAGCCCGCCCCCTACTTCGATCAAAATTTCCAGGATTCCCTCGAAGGGAACGAGCTTGCCGACGATCAGAGGAAGTCTGATCTTGCCGCAAAGTACGCTAACTGGTTGATCGGCGAGATCCGCGCCGCAACCGAGTAAACGAAGGAAGCGGGGGAGCCCTAGGGCTCCCCCGCACTACAGAAAGGAATCAAAATGACCGGTGCAACGCTCGCCTTTCGGCGGCGGGCGATGGGCATCCCGAAAGGCCACGTCGCCGCCCGGCTCGGCGTGTCGAAGGATACGCTCAACGATTGGGAGTCTGGGCGCGTCCCCGTCCCCGACGACGCCGCCGAGTCTGTCACCAAATGGTGGCGGCGGTTCGTCGACCGGGTAATGTCCGGGATCGACGGGACGCTTGAACTTCTCTTCGAAGAGGGCGAGGAAGCGTGCGATGGCGTGACCATCCACGCCTACCGCACTCCCGAAGCACACGCTGCGGACGAAGGCGGCGGCGAGACGCTTTATGAGCACTCCGCCGCCGTCGCCGCGATCATGACCGGGCTAGCGCTGCACGGCGTCAACGTCCGGGCCGAATGGAAGGAGAATATTAAATGAGCGATGCTGCGCTCGCGGACGCCGCCGCGTCCTACAAGGCCGCCCAGAAAGTCGCCGATGACGCCAAAGCCAGGCTCGCGCTGCGCGTGCAGCGTGCGTGGCAGAGCGGGAAGACAGCGACGGAGATCGCGGAGGCGACCGGCGTCCACCGGCTCACCATCGGCAAATGGGTGGCCGGGCTCCGAAGCGAGGAGGGCATTTCGGAGAACGACGTCGCCGAGCTGCGCGGCGTCGTCGATTGCCCGGCGGAGTGGTCGGCGATCGTGCGGCGGCTAGTGGACCGGCACCGTGGAGCATCGATCGCTGACTGCTCGCGCGCTTCGGGGATCTCCGTGGAGGCCGGGTACGCCCGCCTCCACGATTATAAGTGACTCGCCCCACACCTACAGGCTTGCAGTGTGTGCTGCAAGCCTGTAGACTAGAAGTGTCAGCAAGGGAAGGTCCCAGCAAGACGGAAAGGAAGATCGAAATGATCGCCTACAGGATCCAAGACAAAGACCGCAACGTCGCCGACCTCACCGTCGCCGAGAACCAGTGGTCCTACCCCATGGGCGGCGCGGATGATGAAGTCCGCCGGGGCGTCAGCGGGTGCCGGACGCTCGCTGAACTCGCCGCCTACGTCGCCACATCCGGCATCGACGCCGGATCCCCGGTCCTCGTCAAGATCGAGGGACCCAAGTCCCCCGACCGCCCCGTGGACGCCACCTTGGGCGAGGTGCTGATCCTCCCCGAGACCGCCGAGATCATCGACGACGACGAGGAATTCTTCGAGGTTGTCGGCGAACTTGTCGACATTTTCTACTCTGGCTCAGATTTCGACGACGTTCTCGAAGCCGCCGAGGATAGGATCTGAGATGGACTACAGGAACTACGAGGCCCGCGCCGCAGAGACGGCGTGCTGGCCCTGGTACGGGGAAGTCGCGTACGATTCGTCCCCGCGAGTTCTCATCCCGGAAAAGGGATACAGGGGCGTTAGAAAACTTGTCTATGAGGCGGTGACCGGGAGAAACGCCCCGCCTCGTCTCTTCCCCGTCGCGTGTGGGAACCCCGCATGCGTGAACCCGTCGCACATGTCGGAAACCCGCGTGCCGTATGAGCTGGAAGACGTCGACGCGGACGCCATGTGCTCCCGCGGACATTCCCTGAGGAAGTACGGGCGGAGGATCCGCACCACCGGGGCAGTCCAATGCCGAGTCTGCGCCGCAGACGCCCATCGCAGAAGCCGCGCCAGAGAAAGGGATCTGCTGGGCGTGATCCCCGAAAAATACGCCGACGTTTTCACGGACGACGTTGTTGAGGCGTTGCGTGGCGCGAAGCCGAAGCACTGGACGATGCTAGTCCGGTGGCTTTGCGCCATGCATCCTGGCCTCACCCAAGTGGCGTGCTCGCGCGTCACGGGGATTACTCAGGCGGCGGGAGCTTCCCGCCTGAGAAACGGCGGGCAGGGGATGATGTCCCCCAGCGAATGGCTGAAAAACCGCCCGTAAACGAAAGCAGAGGGGGGACCCAATGGGTCCCCCCTCGCAGTCAACGCACTAGGATTTCAGGTCCTAGCAGTCGCATAAACCCGGTACAGCACGCACCGCCGCGCCGGGAGCTAAAACACCATCTGGTGCACTCCACAGTCTAGCAGGCGCTCGCGGGCTAGTCCAGCCCGCCTTTTTCTTTTATGCGGTTGATCCGCTGGTGCAGGAGCTCATGCTCCCGCGCCGACTGCTCCGTGAGCTGCTGAACGTCCCGGCGCAGCATGTCGATCTGCGTCTCGTTCCGCGTGTCGCGATCCGCACGGTCGCGCCGCTCCTCGTCATGCTTTTTCGCATGATCCTCACGCCATTGGGTATCTTTCGCGTCCGATTCATCGATCGAGAACTGCACTCTTTCCAGCCCGGCAATCACTCGATCAAGATCATCGCGCAAATTAGTCGTGTGCGTGTTGTTCACCTGTACGGCGGCAGACTCGGCGGCCGTAGCCGCCCGAGCCACGTCCGCCTTCGTCTCCTCATGCGAGGCTTGAAGCCGGGTGAGCGCCCGGCGGACCAGCACGCCAACCCAAAGCGCCACACCCGACAAGAGCGAGACCGTAGCGCCGATGAACTCAGGGTTCACGAGCAGCTTTTCCATGAGACTCACCCGGCGTCGCCTCACTCGCCCAGCGTGCGCGGCTCGATATCCCCCGGACGCTTACCCGGGTTGACCGCCCGCTCGATCCCGTCAAGGATCCCGGAAGGCTTCAGCGCCGAGAATGCGGTCTGCCCGGCGATCGCCACCGTCAGGAGAACGCCCGCGACTACCTGCCACTTGGCGGGGTAGGACTGGGCGAAAAGAACTCCAGCCGTGACGACGGCATAGAAGATCCCGGCGACGGCGGTCTTCGCCTTCGCGCTCCAACCGACGCGATTCAGAACCGCGATAATGAACGGGGCGACGACGCCCGCAAGAGCGGGCACCGTGAATTGATCAATAGCCATTGGTGGTGATTACCTTTCTTTTACTTGTTGTTAAGCGCCTGAACGGCGTCGCGGGCGTGCTCATTCGCACCCCACGCGTTCTGTGCGGTCTGCCCGAGGGCGGTCAGCGTGTGATCGACCACTTGTTCGATATGATTGACCTTCTGCTCGAGGGCGTACGCGCGCTGCGCAACGTCGCCAAGAGATTGCAGCGTAAGGTTCGACTGCTCTACCAGCTGAACCAGTTGCTTTGCCTGCTCTGGAGTCAACTCCTCCACCTCCTCTCCACCCTCAGACGCGACCGAGGAATTCCCCCGCGTGTAATCCAGCTGAACGTCATGATAGAAACCGGCCCAGCCAAGGAACGGTGCCGTCTCGTCCGTGAAATCTGGGATCGAAATTTCCGAGACAAACGGATGCCCTCGTTCGTCAGACGAAGAGATAGCCTTCCCTCCGCCAAGAGAAAGGGCTACGTGCCCATACGGCTCATTCTTGCCCGTAAGCGCCCAAAACACCGGCACCCCGGCTGGCGGGTAAAAATCCCCCGGATGCTTGTCCCCAGCGGCTTCCCACGCGACCTTCGCCGACGGGTAAATGCTCTTAAGGTCGAGCGCCTGCCTGACGAAAGACTCACACCGCCCGCTCCAAGCGGTAGACCCCTTCCACGCCCGAGCCCACGCAATCGCCGCCGCCGGATCACGAGGCATGCTTGATCAGCTCCCCGACGTTTTTCGCCAACTCCGCCAAAAGCTGATTCGCATTTTTGAGCTCTTCACGGATCGCGTTCAGAGTGTTCTCATTGCCAACCCTCGCAGCATTCAACGCCGTCAAAGTAGGCAAAATAATATTATCGAGGGCGTAATCAAGCTTCCCCGCCGCCGAAGCCGCAATCTGAAGCTGCCGCGCCTGCTCACTAGTCAATTCGTCTTCTCCTTCCTGAAGCCCACCCCGCGCGAGCTCCACAATCCCCGGAATCTGAGGCACACGCTCAGCCCCCGGGCAAACCTTCCCAGGCGCGCCAGACCACAGCTCACCACCCGTCTGCGACACGCCCGCCGCCCGCTGCGACCGCGACGCGGGCACACCAAGCGCATGCCAGCCCACGCCACGCTCCGACGCCGCCGACGAACCCATAGTCCGCAGCGGATAGCCGTACCGCGCCGACGTCTCCCGCACAATCCGGGCAAGCGCCGAGACCTGCTGCTCAGTCCACCTGCCCGTCGCGCCGCCCTGCGTCTCCACCGAGATACAGCGAAGATCCCCGCGCACCGACGCCCACGAGATCTGATCAAGATCGACGTACTGCTCGACCGTTCCGTCCCTGCGCACGTACAGGTGCGAGGAAGCCGCAGCCTTCGGATTTGAAAACCAGCCGTGCAGCGACGCCGCCTCACTCGCGGCGACGTGAAGAATAATCCCGTCCGTCCGAGACCGAGACTTGGGCGTGAAATTAATTTTGAGCGGCTTATGCACCGTCCAACCAAGCCAGAAACTCATTTTGTCTCCTCAGATCATCCAGTGCGCGGATATGCGGATCTCGGAGGCGACGTCTTGCGTCTGGATATTGATATTCCCGTTCGACGTCTGTATCCACATGGTGGAATCAGCTCGGAACGGCGGCGTGCCTCCGTTGACAAACCGGGTGATCGGCGTGGCGTAGGAGCCGCCGTAAATGATTGAGGCGGGAATCCACCCGTTGGGGACGACGCCGATGTTCGAGGACTGCCCGGCAGGTATTGTCCCGCCGTTTTTGAGCACGCCCTCGCAGAACACGATTCCGCCGATCCTTTTCATGAAAACACCAGATACCGTCCACTGGTGCGTGAACGGCAGGCTTCGTTGATCGACGAGGCCCGGCGTGAGCGGATTCCACGAGCTGCCGTCGTGCGCCCACAGCTCTCCGCGATCTGTCCGGTACACGTAGAACGGGGACGTCGCCGAGACCGGAACACCGGCGGAACGGGCCTCCGAGAGAAGCCGATTCTGCGCGGTCTCCGACGTCGCCGCCGTGATCGCGTCCGACGCCTGTATGAGACGGCGCACCGACTGCCTCGAGACGGTCTGCCCTGCCTCGGCGTTGATCGCCGAGTCTTTCAGGTAAATACCCATTTCAGCCTATCTTTTAGTGGTGTAATCGATGGTGAGGGAAAGCCCGTCTGGGCGGGACGTTCCGTACACGCCCTGTCGTTGAGGCCCAGAGAAGGCAAGCCCTCGCGCTTGCCCGGTCCTCAGGTCTTCCTTGAGAGCTTCTGGGAGCTCCCAGTAGGTCGTCGTCCCGGCGGCTACCGCCGGCGTGGAATAAGCGTTCCCGTAGATGTTCGGCATGCCGGACGGGGCGTCGCCGTCGCGGACGGCTTGCACGCTCAGCACGGCAGACGCGCCCTTCTCGGACCCGTTCGGCGTGATCGAGAGCGTCATGCGCTGGATCGACTCTGCATTTAGCGAGGTAACGCCGGTGCCGTAGACCGCACAGCCGGTGAGCTGAACGCCGCCTTGCACGCCCTGGTAGACGTCGCCGCGCCCCCCGAAAAACGAGGTGTTCCACGCGTCCCACGCACGCCGGTCGGACCGGTGCGTCCCCGACCACACGGGACGCACAAGCGCACCGGAAATTGAGCGCAGCTGTTCTATCGGCTTGTCTATCGCGTCCCTCTTCGCCGCCAGCAGGGAATCGTCGATCTTCGGCGCGCCTGCTGGGCCGAGCACGTGCACGGGACGCCCGGCTTGCACGAGGACCGTCACCGTCGAGATCCCCACATATGATGCCGGTTGGCACGGCAGCAGAACGGGATCGCCGCCGTAGAGGGATACCCACAGGGAAAGCGAACCTGGGCCGGTCCTCACAAGAACCGCCGTCGCCGTCGCCGACCGGTCACCCGCCGGTTGCGGAAGCAACGCCCCCGTCGACGCCTCCCGGATCATAGCGAGCTGATCCATTATTCCGCCACCTCCACTTCCACGGTCATGTCATCGTCAGCGAAAAGCGGGAGCTCGAATCCAGAGACGTACCCCCAGTTCTCAACCCCACCAGCCTTGATAGAGACCGGCGTATCAATCCACAGGCGCGGATCCGGTGCGCACGTCACCTTCCGCACGGCCGCACGGCGCATCGACGACGCGAGCATCGTCCGCGCCGTATAGAACGCCTCATCGTAGTTCGTGATCAGCTTCGATGAGAAAAACTTGGGCACCCGTCCGTACGGGCCAGAGGCGCGCATCGGCCCGGTATCCTGCGACGCCGCCGCCTGGAAAGACGGCTTCCCGTCTTCCCCGTTCTCCTGCCCGCGGGCAACCACGATGTTGTAGACGCCCTCGCGCTTGTCCTCGTACGGAGCTCGCACAACCGTGCCGCCCTCGCCGTCCGCGAAATAAAGCTCCGGCTTGGGAACCTCAGGCAGCGGCGCGAGAAAAGCAACAACACCGTCCCGCGTCTCACGAAGCCTGGCAGGCCACGCCTGAGCAAGCTCTTTCATCGAATCGATCCGCGACTCGTCCCACGACATCGACGGCGTGCGCCGATTTTTCAAAGCTGAGTCAATCAGATACGGAACCCCGACCGAGACAAGCCTCCCGACCTCCACATGCACCGAGGAGTCCGGGCGCGTCGACGCCGGATAAAGGAACCGGTCTTCCGAGATCCGCCGCATCATCGACTCCCCGCTAATGGTGACGACCGCCCCGTCAACCGACCAGTCCGTCAACATGTAGCGGCCCGCCGAAAACTGCTCCTCCACACCCGAAACCGGATCCTTCACAGCAATATCGACCGTCAACTCCTGCCCATACCGGGCAAGCGGATGCAAAGGATCCGTCCCCGGATCCCACACTTTCCCCGACTGGTCCTTCACCGGAACCTCAATCGAGATCGTCCCCGGGACATCCCGCGACGTCGACCACGTCACCCGTCCAGACGACGCCGGAACAACCCCGTTATATTTACCGCCGTACCATGCTGCGATCGTGCATGACCACTTCGCAGTAGTCGCCAAAGCGCCAGCGACCTTAGGGTTACCCATTCCACTTGCCTTCCTCGAATTGCGTCCACGGCTGCTTCAAGTCCTCGACGAAGCCCCACGTGTACGAGAGGTTTTCGAGCTCGGTCCACGTTCCGACGCCGATCCGCGAATCCCAATCGCCTATATCGACGAGCCGCAGCTCAAGATCCCAATCCCGAACCGCCGTATCAAGATGCCCAGTCCGCCTCGACTTAATCGACGAGCCCTCAGGGAAAAACACCTCAACCGGCGGAATATCGCAATTCGGCACCTCACACCGAGCAAGATTGTGGAAAATTAGCAGCGGCTCATTCGATTTGAAAAGCGTCCGCAACGTCGACGTCCCCAACGGCGACGTACGCGCCGTCAACGACATCACACCATCGCCAGCCGTCGGCTGAAGACGCAAAACCGGACGCGCCCGACCCGGAACCGTCGTCGCATGTGCTCGCGGTTCGAGGGTCATTTCACCGTCGCCTAACCATTTGAAATAGGCGACGGTGAGACCGTCCAGCGAGGAAATGACGTGCTCGAAGGCGTCTCGGCGCGTATAAGCCTCTTCGGACGCATAGTCCGTTTCGAGCTTATACGTGCACCATTTCCCAATTGGGCACATCGGGTCGGAAAACACTGCTGGCGTGTCTCCCGACCCTCCGCGCACACGCTGCCCGTCGCGCGTGAGCACCCAACTGCCGTAGTAGTTGACGCTGATGCGCACGCCAGTCCGCGTGCTTTCCACTGACAAGACGCTCAATTTCCAGCCCTTCCTATCCGTGCGCGCCGCCGGTCATTCGCTTCGATGCGCCCGTCAATGATGGGGACGAGCACGCCGCCAAGGTCGAGGCTTCCGGCGATGGTCAGCCCGGCGAGGTTCGGCGCGGCGACGTTCACGCTAGGCGCGCGGATCGACGAAGCGGCGACAACCGGGCCGCCGTCGGCGTACCCTCGCGCCTGCTGGTGCAGGGAGTTCAGGTAGGGGACGCCTAGCCGTTTCACGGCGCGCTGGGAGAAGACGTACTCCCCGGCGTGCACAACTCCGGCGGGCTGGTATTTTCCTCCCGGCCCCGTGTAGCCGCCCTCAGCGAAGCCAAGGACTTTGCCGACGGTTGCTTTCACGTACGTCGTCACCTGCTTCGGGATCGATGCGAGACTTCCCATGAACCTGCTGATCCCGTCAAGAAGCGGAGTCGCCGAAAGCGTCGTGTTTTTCTTCGAGGGGATCCCCTCGATAGTCGCCGTGTAGCCCTTCGCGTTCGTCTCAGCTTTCCACTTGTCGAAGTCCGCCCTTGTGCGGACGTCGCGCGGGATCACGCCGTAGTCGGCGGCGAGGGCGATCGCGGCATCGCCGGTTATGCCCATCTTCCCTGCCTGATCAAGGAAATTGTTGGCTAGTTGGATTGCTTTTTGCCCGAGCTGTTGTGAAACGCTTCCAAGCGTTCCGTTTGCTTGCGCCTGGTTATACATGGTTTCAATGACCTTGTTTCCAGACTGGGCGAGCTCGCCGAGCGCTGCTTTCTGCATGAGGGCTTGCGTCGCGGCGTCAGCGTGCTTGTAAGAGTTCTGCTGCAAGACGTCGCCGGTTTTCGCCAGCGTCTCCGCGTATTTCAACGCTGCCTGATCGGCGCTGATGTTGATATCGCCGAACTTCTGCATGACGTCCAGGTACGATTTGCAGGCGTCGGCGGCGGACTGCGCCGCGTCCTTCGCTTCGTTCATCGCCCCGGCGGCTTGCTTCTGCCCGTCGGCTGCTTTCCCCGTTGCCGCCGACGTCCCCTCGAGCTGATCGTTCAGTTGCCCCGTGAGGAGCTGTAGCTCGTTCGAGGAATTGACGGTAACGCCTTGAGCGTTCGCCAGCGCGTGCATTTTGTCGACGTAATCCGGCATGACTGCCTTCATGTCGCTAAACGCTTGAGAAGTCGAACCGGCCTCTTTGTACATTGCGGCGAAGGCAGCGGTGGCTTGCCGGACGTTCGACCCGGCGAGATTAGACAACTGCTTGTCCAGATTCTCCAGCTGCGCCGAAACCTCTTTGAAACCGGTGGTATCGAAGAAGTTCTTGCCGAAGACCTTATCGCCGATGCTTGGACGGGCTACGCGCATAAACGTTTCCGCGAGGTTGCCGAAACGTTCCGTGTTGATATCGCCGATATCTTTGATGAGCGCCTTGTAGTAGGAGCCGCCGCTCTTGGCGACGTTCGCAAGCTTCGACTGAAGCCTGTCCACCGAATCCACATGGCGATCGACTCCGGCAAGGGCCTTGCCGAGTCCGACGGCCGCGCCAGCAAGCGCCGTGAACCCGCCAAGGGCGAGCCCCGCCTTCGGCGCGAGCGACGCGAGGTGCGCTCCCACGGTTCCGGCGTTGTCGCGTATCGCTGCGATGCCTTTCGAGAGGAGAGGGATGTTTCCCTCGGCGATCTTCCCAAAAGCAGCTTTCACGAGTGACGCGCCGGTCTTGATCTTCTGGAACGCCCCAAACGCCAGCGCGCCCGCAGTCACCAGCCCGCCGATAGCGGCGATCGTCGTCTTGACCGGGCCAGGAAGCGAGTTGAACGCGTTGACGAGCGACGTCAGCCCCTTCGCGGCTGTCGTGAGCATCGGAAGGAACGTCCCGCCAAGCGAGATCGCGAGCGTCTCGAGGGAGCCCTTGAATTCCTCCCACGCGCCCTTGAGGTTGCCCATGCGGATGCCCGCCTGCTTCGACGCGTACCCCGACTCGTCGACTTCCTTCGTCCACTTCGAGATGCCCTCCGCGCCCTGCTGGTAGAGCACGTTGGCGGCGCGCACGGCGTCAGAGCCGAACAGTTGGGCTAGCGCGGCGTCGCGCTGCGCCGCCGTCATCCCGCTAAGCTTTTCCTTCAGCTGCCCGGCGAGGTTCGCCATTCCGACGATGTTCCCTGACGCGTCGTACAGGTGCAGTCCGAGCTCTTTCATGAGCTGCGCCGACTGCTTCGAGGGGTTTTGCAGCTTTTGGAGCATCGTCTTAAAAGAGGTGCCCGCGTCGCTGCCGAGAAGCCCGGCGGACGCGAAAGCCGCCAGGGTGCCGACGGTCTCTTCGATTGAAAGCCCGGCACCTGCGGCGATCAAGCCCGCCTGGTTCAGGGCTTGCGACATTTCGTGCACGCCGCCTTGGGCTTTACCGGCGGCAGCGGCGAGGAGGTCCGCGATGTGCGGGACGGAGGACCCTTCGAGCTTGAACTGGGTCATGGCCGACGCCGCAGACTCGGCGGCCTCGGCGACCGAGATATTCCCGGAAGCCGCAAGGTCGAGGGCTCCGCGCAGTCCGCCGTTAAGGATGTCCGACGTCGAAACGCCAGCCTTGGCGAGCTCTTCGATGCCCTGCGCCGCCTCCGACGCCGAGAACGCCGTATCCGCGCCAGCCTTCAGAGCCGCCTCGCGAAGCTGCTCGATCTCACCGGAAGACGCCATCGTCGCGGCCTGCACGGACGACATTTTCGACTCGAAATCGGCGGCGGTTTTGATCATCCCGCCGAAAGCCGCAGCGCCGACCGTGCCGAAGCCGAGGGCAGCAGTCCCCGCCGTCTTCCACGCGATCGCGTTCTTCTCAGCCTGAGACTGATGCTCGGAAGCCTTCTTCGCGGCTTCCCCGCTGGACTTTCCCAGCCCCTCCATAGCCGTTTTCGCGGAGTTCGTAGCGCTCACAAGATTCGAGGAATCGCCCCTGAAAACAACCTTTACGGACCTATCGGCCAATTTGGCACCCCCAAACCGTGGTATGCTCCGCACATGGAACTCACCAACGACAAACTTGACCAGCTTCTAGCGAAGATGGATGAACAGACCGCGTACATGGCGTACGAGGTGCGCGCCCGCCGTATTTTCTTCTGGAAAATAGCGGCTCTGATCGGCTTCCTTGGCTTCGTCGGCGTCCTAGCCGCCGGGATCCTCACGGGAGCCTAGGCGGGCACGCGCCCCTCGGCGACGTCCTTTTCGTCCCTCGTGTCGATCGGACCTACAAGCACGCCGGGCTCTTTGTCCTTCGCGTGCTCGTCCGACCATTGATCGAGGGCTTTGCGCACGTAGCACACAGTTTCCTCGGCCTCTATCCAGCCGTCGATATTGTCATTCTGCGCGATGCGGCGCGGGAAACCGCAACCGCACGGGCAGAGCGCCCTCTCGTACATCGTGTAGGCAAGGGCGAGCGAACGGTCCGTCTCCGTCCACTCGCCGTTCCCGGTGCCGTAGATCGTCGAGGGCGGGACCTTCCACTCCCGCGCCGTCTCCACGATTGTACGCACCCACCCCCAGCGTGGAAGTTCGAGGGCGATCGCTATAAAGGGAGCTCGACGCCGCTCTCCGTTTGCAGCTGCTTCCACTGGTTCATGAGGTTCGCCATCTGCCCAGGCGACTTCTCATTGATCACGGCGAGAACGTCGGCGGTGATCCCCTCGGGCTGAACAATCTGCGCGGCGATGATCTCCAGCAGCCCAGCCGTAGGATCTTTGCCTTCCGCCGTGACCTTGCGCTGCATCTCGTTCAGCCACTCGGCGGAGCGCCCTTCGAGCACGACGTCGACGGCGCTGTCGGTGATGCGCTTGGCGACTTGGCGGCGGCGGGCGGCGACTTCTTCGATCTCGTCGCGGGAAGCGCCGGACTCGCGAAGCTCCGTCTCGCGCGTGCGTAGGACGTCGAGCTCGGCGTTCGCGCCAAGGTCGCTGTAGAGCGTGACCGCCCGGCGGAGCCGCGAGAGACCGTTCAGCCAGGCTTCGAGGTCAAAGCTGCGGGCGCGCTCTTCGAGATCCGATTCCTTCTCGGCGGGAGTCTTCTCGTCCAAGCTCATTTCGTCTTCAATCATGTGTGGTTCCTTTCAAGTGAAGTGGCGTGTTCCTGGCGGAAAATGGGTGCAGGCGAGGGAACACACAAAAACTCGCCCGCACCCGGAAGCGGCCCGTCAGGCCACGATCTTGCGGTCCTCGGCAGCGTCCGAGACCTTGAGGGGGACCGTCCGCTTGATATAGCCGGACGTGCGGTCCGACGGCTTCTGCATCGCGTCGGTCGTCACGAGGTAGGCGGAGTACTCGTCGCCCTCCGCCCATTCCTTCGACTCCTCGGGACCCTCACGCTCGACGAGCACGAGCTCCGTGCCCTTCGCCTTGAAAAGCTCGAAAGCGAAGTCTTCGTCTTGCACGGCCTTGCCCGCATTGTCGAGGTAGCGGAAAATCGTCAGCTGCCCCTCGTACGTTGTCAGACCGGCAGCTTGCCCCTTGCCGATCTTGCACAGCTCGGTTTCCTCCACCGTATCCGAGCCGGACGCGCCCAGCTGATAGTCAGACTTGAGGATGCGGCAAGATATCTTTTTCCCTGCCTTAATCTCCTCAAGCTTGATGTTCTTGATATCCTTCGGCGGCGTGGTTAGCGCCGTAAGGAGAATCCGCCCGTCGGCGAGTGCTTTAGGCATTTCAGCCCTCCTTTTCCTGTTCGCTCCACGGCGTCGGCGCGGGAGCCGCCGGGGTCTGCCCGGACGTCGGTTCGGCGGGCGCATCCTCACGGGTGAAGCCCTTCTTCAGCTCGGGATGATCGAGCCAGTGCTCGGGGATCCACTGAATATCCCCTGCGCTATTGCGTACGCGTATCACGTGCGCCTCCTATCTAGTCTTTTGAGTCCACGCCTGGTAGACGTGATCGAGGAATATCGGGTGCTGGGAGGTGCCCGGTATTGTGACTTCCGGGTCATGCGCGGCGGCGCGCACGTGTGTGCGCACGACGTCGACGATCAAACCGGTTCCTGTTAGGCGAGAGCGGTCGAGGATTCGGCTTGTCCGTGCGGCGAGTGCTTCGACTTGCTGCCGTGTAGCGCCCACGTGCCGGACGGTGATTTCGTCGACGGCGTCCCGGTCGCAGTAGGTTCGCTCACGGGACGCTTCCCCGGAAGAGCCGAGCACCAGCAGGTAGGGGAGGGAATCGAGCTTAAGGTCTGCGCCTGTAGCGTCTGTGTCCCACACCTTGTAGCCGAGCGTGCGAAGCGCTGCAATGATTTCATCCATTGAGAAGCCCTTCGATCGCTTTCCCTACCCAATCCTCGAAATTCTGCGCCTCGGTTTCGAGCGCGCCTTTCGGGTCAGGCACGGTCGCGCCTCCGCCGTGCACGCCGCCGAAGTAGGCGATGTTCGCGAGGTTGCCCGCGCCTTGTTTGCGGGGGCCGACTTCGACGCCGAGCCCGCCGTCGATCACGTCGAAGCTTATCGACGGGGCGGCCCGAAAATGACGTGAGCGCGCCATTTCGTCGCGCAGCTGGTTTTTGATGTTCACTCCGGCTTTTTTGATAGCCGGGCGGATTTTCTCGTTCAGCCGGTCTGGCACACGGGAAAAGACCACTGCGAGCTCGCGAACCTCGGTTAGATCGACGTCAACCATGCGCGACCTCCTCGACGGCGACGCGGTAAGCCGTCGCGTGAGATTTGTACGGCGACGGGACGGCGATCCTCACAACCTTTCCGGCGAGGTTCGGATCGATCTTGTCTCCAATCACGTGTATCTCGTCGCCCGGCTGCGCCTTGAATGCGCCGACGGGGAAGTCGGCGCGGAGGCGGGTTACGGTTACTACCGCGCCAGCGATATCCGGCTTCGACTCGAAGGCCTCGTAGGCGGCGATCTTCGCTTTGCCCTTGTAGACGACGGAGTGCGCGCGGACGGCTTTCAGGGAGTCCGGGTCGATCGTCGTTTCCCCCGTGTAGCGCCTGACCTCCACGGTCGCGGTCATGATCTTCTCGGCGGCGCGTCGCCCGCTTTCCACGGTCCGGCGGATCATGCGAAGCCGTCAATCGTCGCGCCGGGCTCGGTGAGCGGGCCGCCGGACGTCCACCACTGTGGAGTGAGCGGGGCCGGGGAAATGCTGACGCCTCGGGGGCGCAGCATCTCCCATTCCTCGTCCGTGATATATAGGGACGCTTTCGCCGCCTCGCTCGAGAGAGTCTGGTAGAAGTCGTCGATCCTCTCCGAAGTCTTGCCCTCGGGGTTGCGGAATCGGCGGGCTACCGCCTCTTTCTCAACGAAGCGGAGGACCTGCTCGTCGAGCCCGTCGAGGCTGCCAAGGCGCACGCGGATGCACATTTCGACGTCAGCGAGCCAGGCGTTAATTTGCTCTTGCTCGAAGGTGTCTTCAATAGCGCGCCCTAGGGTGACTGTTACGTCATATAAGGTTGCGTGCGCCATGGCTCCTCCTACTTGGTCTTTTTGTCCTTGTCCGCCGCCGTTTCAGGCGTTTCTGACTTTTCGCCGTACCCGGCGGCGGGCGTCCAGCCCGACGTGAGGTACTGTTCGGCGATGCGTGCGTCGACGGTCGCGAGCGAGCCGGACGGTGAGATAAGATCGACCGTTTCTACGGGTTCCCTCACGATCGCCATCATGCACGCTCGAACTTCGCGAAGTGGTCGGCGGACTGCATGACCCATCCGTACTCTGCCTCGGCGCGGATCGCGACAAGGTTGTTCTCGAACAGGGAGACAAGCTCGCTGCCGATCGTGACCGTCGCCTCGGTCGAGACGTCGAAGGTGATGCCCGAGCCGACGACGCCCCACGCCGCCTTCGACCAGTCGCCGACAAAGCCGACAACCTTATCGTGACGGAAGTCCTCAGCGATATAGGACGTGCGCCCGAGCAGGCGGCCCTTCTGGACGCTCGTCACGGTCTCGTCATAGACCGGATTCGCGAACAGCGGGCGTCCTTCCTTGTCCTTCGCGTTCAGGAAGTCTACTTCCATCGTGTCGTCGAAGGCGAAACCACGTGCCTTCTTCTTGTCGTTGACGAGAAGTCCGATCGCGGAAACGCAATCCGAGTAAAGATCTGCGCCGAGCGTGATCTTCTTCGTCGTCTCCTCGAGGTAGTGGTCGAAGGGGCCGGTGCCCGTCCCGTCGCCGCCGACGTTGAAAGCGGCCGCGTAGTCGAACGCGCGGGCGAAAGCCTCGGAAAGAAGCTCACGAAACTTCTCCGAGTAGCCGCCGGGGTTGGCGCGAATGACCTCCGTCGACGTCACGCCGATCGCGGTGAGCTTCTTCGGCTGCATCTTGACGAGCCCGAGATCCATCTGGGTCGTGTGCTTCTTGCCCGCCTCAGCCGTCCAGTTCGCCGTGGGCTTGGTCGTGACCACGGGGATCTCGACGCCGGACGCGCCGAGCGGGACCTGCTGGGCAAGCTGCATGATAGCAGACTGCCTGATAGCCTGATCGAAAATGGGCTTTGCCATTTCCGGCTTGATAAAACCACTAAAATCCGTGGTCTTCTTTGCGGCGGTGATCGCCATTGTTTTTCTCCTTAGCTTGTTTGTGTGATGCCGAGAGCGGCGGTAAGCGCCTCAGTGAGAGGGTCGCCGTTGAGCGGCAGATCCGAAGAGCTGCCTTGGGTCATGTCCGGGCGCATGCCGAGCGGAGTCGGCGCGGGCGGCGTCTCTTGCTGCCCGCTTGGCGTCGGTGTGGGAGGCGTGAAGTCCGCGAGGACTTGCTTCGCGGAGGCTTCCAGCTCCTCCTTGGTCTTACCCTGCACGTAGGCGGCGAGCCTGTCAGGCACTCCTGACGCGTGCAGGATCTCGCCCCGAAGGGCTTTCAGCGCTGAGGCGTCGCGATCCTCCGTGAGTTTTGATATTTGCTCGTTCATAGAGGCTTTGAATGCCTCGAATTCTCCTCGCATGTCCGCGAGGGCCTTCTCTGCGGCTTTGCGGGCGTCGCGCTCCGCGCTGAGGGCCTTCTTGCCGCCCTCGCCGAGAGTTTCATCCGACGTCGCCGCAGCTGCGGCTTCTGTCTTTCCGTCCATGACTTTAGTCTCCTAATCGCTAGGGTTGATCCGTCCTTGGCATCGCGCTAAGGCGGAAGCTTAATGTGGGCGTTATCGCCCGTTTAGAGCCTTGTTCCATGCTTTTCTTGCGCCCGCGAGCGAGCGTCCTTCGGGAGTGAACGAGGCCCCCGTCGTCTCGAGGGCTGCACGGTACTCGATCTCGGCGCGGACGCGTTCAACGTCCCTCAGGGGACGGTCCACCGACCACGGTCGGACGCCCTGCCGTCGCTGTATAGCCGCCTCCGTATAGGGGTTCAGCCCGGCCTGAACTTCTTCCCAATCGCGGATAGCCTCGAACACTCTCCGCTCGGCGGCGGTCATCGTGTACACGGACGACGGGGTACGCCAGCCGTGCGCGCGGGCTTCCTCCACCGCAGCTGCCGCCCGCTTCCGAGATCCGCCACGCCCGAGCGCTCCGAAACCCTCACGCTGACCGCGTATCGCGCCAAGAGGGTTCCTGCCCCCGGGAAGAACATAGCCGTGTTCGCGCAGCAGCCCGAGCGTTTCCTCGCGGGACAGATTGAAACGCTGCGCCTGACGGTAGATCCCGTCCGGCGTCAGCCGTCGCTGTCCAGGCTTGAGAAGCCGCCGAGCGTTCCCGTGCTTCCCCATGCCCTCCGACGTGAAAATGCCATTCTCCGACCGCCAACGCTTCGAGTTGACCACCTGAGAGATATCCGCGCCGTCTCGGATAGCTTGAGCATAGTTTTTCCCGAACTGGCGGGCCTGCTCTGCCTCGCTGAGCGAGTCGAAATACTCGTACGGGTTAGAAATGAGCCCTTCGGCCCGTCCGCCGCGAGCACTCTTCTCCGTCGCCGGGACGTGCACGCAATCGCATCTCGGGTGCCTGAGGAACCCTGCGTTCCAGCGGTAGAAACGCCCGGCGAGGATCGTGCAGCGTGAGCACGACGGCGGGTTGAGCATGCGGACGTAGCCGACCGTGCGGCGGGCGGCGACGTCGATCGACGCGGCTTGACGCGCCGTATCGGCGACGAGCGTCCGTGCGATCACGTCGAGCGAGTTCCTGCCTCGGCTAAGCGCTTCCGACACGCCCAGCCCGTTCCCGAGAGCGCGCACGGCGTGAAAGCGGGGCGTCTCGAGAAGCCCTCGCAGGGACCGCCCGTCCGGGGCGACGCCGACAAGCGGCGCGGCCGTCGGGAAAGCCGTCGGAGGCACATAGTCGCCAAGCTCGCCAAGCGATTCCGCGACGTAGGACGTCCCCAGCAGAGCGGCTTTCGCCTGAGCCTCCTCGGCACGGGCGACGGCGATGTCGAGCGCAGCGTCCCACGACGATTCGAGCCTGTTAGCGGCGACGCCGCCCCACAGGCCCCGAAACGCCCTCATTAGCTCGGTCTGCACGCTCAGCATCGACCGGTACATCCGCGACGTCGCCGCCGGTATCCTCGTCATTTGCTAGCTTCTCCATCATCGAATCGAGGGCGGGATCCTCGGCCTCAGCGCGGAAGTACTCGCGCTCCTGGTCCTTGCGGGAGTCGTCCCAGCCGAGCTCGTCCCACGCCCCCTCACGGGAGAGAAGCGGCTTGCCGCCGGAAAGCTTTTGCACCGCGTCGGCTTTCTGCGCGTACGTCGGCGTTGCTGGGTCATGCCATTTAATGTTGACGAAACCGGCGGGGATGTCTTTCCCGGCGAGCTTCGCAGCGAAGCGCAGCGCCGCCGAAAGCGCGATCCCAGCTTCGGCGTTGACGCGCTCAACCCGCTTGATGAGCTTTGCTTCCTCGGCGATGATCGCGCCTTCCGCCGGGGGATTCGCCGTGGTCATGCCGAAATAGCGGGCCGGGAACCCGGTCACTGAAGCGCACAACTTCCCGTAGGACTCAAGCGTCGAGTGGAAATTCTTCAGATCGGCGGCGGCGAACTGTCCAGCCTTCGCGTTGGCGTTCGCGTGAGCGAGGAACGGCTGAAGGTAGTTGAACCAGCCGTCAAGCGAGGCGAAGTCGCCCTGCTTGATACCGAAGATCCAACGCTTAGGCACAGCCAGGGCCTCCACGGCCACTTGGAGGTTCGTCATCGTGCGCAGCGCGGCGTCCGTAAGCGGGATTACGTCTGCCATCTCTGTTTGCCCGACGTATTCGCCGGTCATGCGGCGATTAAAAGACGGGAAAACGGGGACGACGCCGAGCTTGTGGTCGTCGCGGTCTTCCTCGGTCCAGATTCCGCCGCGATTCCGAGCGATGACCGTATAGTCCGGGGTGTACAGGGTCGCGATGTCCGGTTCCTCAATCTCTTCGGACTTGAGGAGGCGCACGGCGTAGGCTACGCGCCGGTGGCGACGGTCGATCTTCACGCACATTTGTGTGGGAGATTCGACTTGGAGGATCGGCGTCGACGGGTCCTCCTCGTTCGCTCCGACGGAAAGGAAGCCGCGCCCGTAAATGAGTCGGTCGCGTTTCCACGAGGAGAGTTCAGATTCGAGGTCGTTCGCGTCATACAGGCGGCGCAGCGTGTCCGCCGCCCCCTCGTCTTGCGGGACAAGAATCGACTTGACGTCCTGCCGCTCCTCGATCGTGTCGACGACCACGCGCGGCCAGTTGATCACCACCTCGAGCTGACGCATCGCCGCCGGGACGGCAAGTCCCATGTGGGTTAGAACTTGCCTACCCATGTAGTAGAGGCGGTTGCTGCGATCCTCCGGGGACTTCCCCGCGAGGAAAGCCAAAGCCTTCCTCAGCTTTTTCAGATCGTCGTCATTCAAAGCAGGCAAAGCCCCTCCTTTCACCAAGAAAACGTGACGATTCCGCCCGTGTCGGACGGATCCCAGCCGAGAGCCCGCATGTCCGACGCCGCCTCATGAGCGAGCACGTCAGCCATGGTGATGTCGATTTTCAAATGATCGGCGGGCTTCCCGAGAATGTATTTGTCGCCGGGCTTGGCGACCTTCCTCGCGTGCAGCGCGTGTTCCTTGGCCTGAGAATCGGCGTCGTGCGTTGTCAGGCCCTCCCGCATATCCTCCGAATAGCGAGTGAGGGCGTCGAACATGCGTCCGA